TGTGTGAGCACAGGGATGAGGCCCTTGCCGATCTGGATCTCGAGCCCCTCGACCGCAGCCTTGGCCTCTCGCATCTGTAGGCCCAGCTCCTTGCCCTGGTTCAGCTCCTGCTGGTGGAAGACGACGCCCAGCTGCACGGCCTCGTCGGTCAGGCCCTTGATGCCCTCCCGGCCGCGCTGGAGGAACGGCAGTAGGTTGACCGCGGCACGCTTGCCGAACAGGTCGATGGCGAGGGAGTTCTTCTCGGTGACGTCGCTCAGGCCGTTGTAGGCGTCCGCTGCGTTGAACAACGTCCCGATCAGGTCGGTGGTGCCGTCCTTGTTGTGGGCGACGGCGATGCCCCATTTGTCGAGCTTCTCGCCGCCCTTGGCGATGTCCTGGGAGAGAGTCAGGAACCCACGCCCCACGCTCGTCGGCTCGATGCCCAGCTCTTTGAGGGCGAACACCAGCTTGGAGCTGTCCTCGGCGCTCGTCCCGGCGATGCGCTGGAAGGCCCTGATCTCCGACGTCAGCTCGACGAAGTGGTGAACGCCGTCGGCGGCCATCTTGGCAATGCCGAGGCCGATGACGGCAAACGCCGCCGGTCCAGCTACACCAGCGACGCCGATCTTCGCCACCAGCGACTCGAGGCTCGACGCCAGGGGGGAGACGCCGGCTATCCCCGCCTTGCCGACCTGGCTCAGCCCCTCGCGCAGCTTCGCCGCTGCCCCTTCGGCTCCCTTGGCCGCTGTGCCGACTTCGCCGAGGCGCTTGGCCGTCGAAGCGGCCAGACGGTCCGCCGCTATCTGGGTGGCGGAGCCCTTCTCGGCGGATGCGGCGACGTTTTTGTACTCGGCGTGCAGTCCCTGCAAAGCGTCACGGCGCTTGACGGCGGCGGCGATGTTCGCCTGGGCGTCGGCCTGCACCGAGCGGCCGGAGCGCTGTGCCACCTCGCCGAACGCCTTTGTCTCCGCCGCGGCGCGTGCAGTTGCCGCCGTGTACTGGGAGGTGTCGGCGTTGAACTTTACGCTGACGTTGCGATAGGCCACTCAGTCCACCTCCTCAGCGGTTGGGGTCGAAGGCGGACAGGGCCACGGAGAGCCCCGCCGCAGCCCGGGCGCGTGTCTCGTGGGAATCGGAGTTGCGCTCGGAGTCCGCCGCGATGTCGAGGGCCAGGCGGTCACGCTGCGCGCATCCCTCGCAGTGACGGGCCACGGCTTCGAGCAGCGGCGGATCGTGGGGGTAGCCGGTATCTGGGTCGAACCAGTCGGCTTTGCGGGTCCCGCAGCGCCCGCACGCCTCACGCTCGGCGGCCTCGAAGGCCAGCGCCTTCTCCGTGTCGTCGGGGAGCCACATAGCCTCGCCCGGCCCGGGCATCGCACGGCCCAGGAAGATCGACAGCGGGATGGGACCGCGAGCGCAGATGCGAAGGGCCTCCCTCAGTTGCGGGTCGGCCCAGATCCTTTTCCCAGGTCAGGCACCCGGCGCGACGAGTTGGCCTGCGTGGCGGTGTTGAACAGGACCATGCGCTCCTCGTAGGACCAGTTCGGGTCCTTCCAGATTTGCGCCACATCGGAGGGGTCGAGGTGGGGATCTTCGGAGCAGGCGGCGACGAGGGCCTGGGGGAAGGAGTCGGAGTTGTAGACCAGCATCCGGTTGCGCTGGCGCGCGGTGCGCAGCTGGTCGGGCGTCGGCGGGTGGGCGTCCAACAGCTCCTCGTACTCGACACCCGGCAGCGCTCGGAAGTGGAACGTCACGACGTTGGACTCCAACACCGACTCTGCGGCAAGGAGTGCGTCACGAGCGGCAGAGAGATCCGCCCGGGCCGCCTCGTCTTCCACATCAGACAAAGACGCCGCCAACGCCTCGTCGCGCGCCTCGCGGGCGGCGACATAGGCGTCGACGGCGTCAGGGTCCAGACAGATGTCACAGCGCGCGGTGTTGGGCCGCTTGCGCTTCTGTAGCTCTGCGAAGTCCATCTCGGGGACTAGACGACGGCGACGTCGAGGGACGGCGAGGCCGACGGCGCGCAGCCGACGTGCCACTTCGCCGCATCCGTCGATGAGTAGTCCTTGGCCGGGCCGGTGGAGATGAAGGGCCAGATGTCCACCTTGTCCGCAGCCGCCGGGGAAGCGCCGGCAATGCCCTGGGAGAAGATGGCGATGTAGCCGGTGATGAGCTTGGCAAGAGTGGTGCGCAGCGTGTTGGTGGTGGTGTAGTCGTAGAAGTGCAGAGTCGAGTCCGCCGACTCGTCACGGCCTGGGATCTTGCCGACGAATACCGACGTCCAGTCCGGCACGTCGATGGGCTTGTTGGCGAAGCTGAAGCCCTGTAGGTCCGCCAGCAGCGGCAGGGCGGTGGTGCCGGTCAGAGTGGACCCGGCGTTGATCTCCGCAGCCGTGGGAGCGGCCTGGGTGGCGATAGTGGCGACGAAGAAGACCTTCGTGATGCCGGGACGGAAGAAGCGGGTATTGGGCATGGTTACTTACCTTCCTTGGGGGCCGAACCTGGCGAGGACGCACCGACGATCTGGAAGCCCTTGGCCTTCCAAACCTCGGCAAAGGCAGCGCGGGTGGTGATCGCGGTGGGTGGGTCGTCTCCGGGGTGGAGCTTGGGGTTGACGATGTCCACAAGCTCGTTGGGGTCTTCGGGCACGGGGTTTCCTTTCGCTATACGGGGACTACGGACAGGGCGAAGTGGTCAACTGCGTTCCACCAGTCGCCTTCTTGCGTTGCAGGTCCGCCGGACTCGAGCTCTCGTTTGACGACCTCGAAGCCGGTTGGGGTTATTGCCTTGCTGTACGCGCCGGTCGAGGAGTTCCGACCGAGCACGGCGTTGCGGATGGCATCGGCCAGAGAGGTGGCCGAGCGGCGATTGAGACCTACAGAGGTGATCTGGATGACGTGGCGGCCGTCGGAGTTGGGGTCGGCCCAGGTGCCGGAGGCGGTTTCGGATGTGTCGTAGAGCACGGCGAAGGGAAGCTCGGGAACGTCGGTAGCTGTGTCGGCTTCAGGCGCGCGGTGGTCACCGATTCGCAGCGGTCGGGCGTCAGGGGTCAGTGTCGCCCGCAACATGGTCAGCAGGGCGTCGGTGACGGGGGTACGGAGTGCTGGCATCGCTCACCCCCCCGGTGGTGGGATCTAGTCGGGAACTACAGCCGAACCCACTGCCCGCTCGAACTGCTCGCCGAGGGCGTCGGCTACGGGCCCGACGTGGGGCCGCGGTGATTGGGAGACGACACGGCCGTCGCGGTCGGTGCCGTGAAAGCCGAGCTCGAGGCGGAACCCTTGCGGCTTGTCGGTACCGACTTCTGAGCCCTTGACGTAGAAGCTGTCGGCGTAGTCGCCGCTGGCCTTCGGTGCCCTCGCTGCGATCATCGCCCGTGCCGTGTTGGCGAAGGCGTGCTCCACAACCTCGGCCCGTGCGCCGGCCGTCGCTCCGTTCGCGAACAGGTCGGCGGCGACGTCGAAGGCTTCGTGTGCGTCGATCCACTCAGCCATGAATCGGCCTCGACGGGATCAGGTCACGGACGTGGACCACCCGTGCACCCTCGATGGAGCTGCGCTCGCCGGCCTCGACAATCAGCTCGGCGTTCACGAACGTCGAGTCGGATGCGGTCAGGATCGTGGCCTTGTCGCCGGGTGCGGGGTTGGGAGCCGTCAGGGGCAACAGCAGGTCGTAGGCGTCGACGTCGATCGGCGCACCGGTGGGAGCGGCGAGGCGGTTGCCTCGGGGGAACAGCAGGCAGCGCCCGCTGTAGATGCTCGTCGGTGTCTCGCCTGCCACCGGGACCGGCTTGAGGGTGTTGGGGTCGACGGCGTCGTCTGTGGGATTGGCCGTCGTGTGGGTTATAGCGACAGTCATGCCCTCCGACGTCATGCGCCGCTCGAGGGATGCGATGAGGCCGGGGCTAGGTGCAGCCAAGGTGGAAGTCCCCGTAGATGTAGAACCTCCGAACCTCCATCGCCGGATGGTCGGTGCCCCGGTCGAAGTAGTGCTTGCCGTTCTCGTTCTTGGCGTAGGTGGTCACGACCAGGACGAGCGCAGCCTCCGCCTGGCCGCGGGATTCCACATCGAGGCGACAGGACTCCACGTCGGCGATGTCGAGGCCGACGTCGGCAAACAGGGCACGCAGGTCGTCCCTGCGGATCTTGTCCCGCCGCAATGTCGCAGCGGTGTCACTGTCGAACCGCTTAATCGCTACGTCCACGGACAACCTCCTTGAGCGCTTCGAGCACGCCTTGCACGGGGCTCACGCTGTAGTTCGTGAGCACGTGGGCCTCGAGGGACTTGGTATCGACGCCGTCCAAGAACCGCGACACCTGCACCGACTCGTCGGTGACGTCCTCGTCGTCGGATTCGATGACCCCCGTGATGTGAATGGCGCCGGTCCCGTGCTCGGCGAGGAGGTCGACGTTGAACCTCATGGGGTGCGAGAAAAGAAGCTGTCGAGTTCCTTCTTCTCGTTTTCGGAAAGCACCGCCGTACTCTGAGCCTCAACACCGTGGGTGACGGAGTAATAGCCGCCGACTGTCTCGGAGTTGAAGCCATCGGGGTTGCTCATCACTCGCCAAGCAGCGCGCATGCAGATGAGCTTCACCTCCGGCGGTATGACCGCGAACCCGTGGGTGTAGACGACCTCGACAGTCGCCATCGGCCCCAACCACGAGGAGAGATACATGTCCCCGCCCCAGTCGTCGGGACCGTTGAAGATCGGCAGCGTTCCCCGGTAGAGCTTCCCTCCTGCCAAAATCCACGTTCCAGCGGCGACCGGGCCGTTGTTGACCTTCACCGATGACACTGAGATCACCGGCCACTGCGGCAAGGTGAGTTCGCGAGTCCACACACCCGCCAACTTCACGTCGTCGTTGTCGACCTTTTCGATCTGCTGGCCGGTGTGACGCTGGATCGCGCCGCTCACACCGGCCAGCACCAGGTTCGCTGCGTTGGTTTCGGCGGTCGAGAATGAGCGTTGCAGCAGAGTCGCCAGTTCTGACGCTGTAGCGAACTGGCTCACCGTTGCGAACTACGTCCGGGTGAACTCAACGGTGACGACGCCACCGGGATCGGCCAAGCCTGTCCCGATGTGGGTCGACTGCCATGCCAGCACATCACCCTGGGCGACGGTTGTGGCACCGGCGACGGCTGACAGAGTGATCGCAGTCGGAGCATCGGCGGTGGCATTGACGGCGTTGACGAATGCCAACGTCGCCACCACTGTCGTACCCGAGCCGGCGGCGCCCTTGTTGACGAGCACCACCGTACGGCTGTTGGTGGCGGCGCCTGTCAGGGTCGTGTCGGCCAGGTACGTGACGGCGGTGACGGTGGCAGCGAACGGCGCCTGCCCGATGTCATGTTCGCCGTCGACCCCGGTTGCGGCGGCGGGGACGTCGGCTGTGAGCTTGCGGACCAAAGGTGCGGTATCGGGCATGAATCAGCCTTCCGTTGAGACGTGGGCCTGATCGACGCGGGTGCGGTCGTCGGGCAGGTTGGGCGAGTCAGGGCCGGATGCGAGGCTGTAAGCCGAGTTGGGGAGCGGGTCGACCTTGGTCCCCCGGTAGCCCTTCTCTGTTTCCTCGTCAACCTTTTCCTGGACCTCGGACGAGCCGAGATCATCGGACTTGGACTTCGTCATTGCTCTGTTCTCCTTTGTCGGGTAAGAGGTACTAGGCCGCGTGCAGGACGCCGAAGGGGTAGCGGTTGGCCTCTACCGCCTGGTCGTAGTTGATGGTGTTCGCCACCTGGAAAGCGAAGCGAGCCGTCAGACGGACGAGGGTCATGTCCTGCTGAAACGCGTTGTAGACGATGGCCCCGGTGTTGTCCTGGATGATCGCCTCCTGGGAGCGGTCGACGACGATGTCGCGACGCACGCCCAAGATCCCCTGCGTGAAGTCGCCGCCGACGACCTCGGCCGCACCTGCGCCGGTGGGCCACAGGCCCCGCATGGGATAGGTGATGGCGTCCTTGATCTCAGCGGCAAACTCGTCGTCGAGCGCCTCACCCTGGGTGGACCGGGCGTTGCGGAGCTTGCCCTTGTAGGTCGTGGTTGAGGCCAAGCCGTTGACGTCGTAGCCGTCTGCCTCAATCGTGCTGTAGAGGTCCGACAGGTCACCGTAGATGCCACCGGCCGCGGCTGCATTGGTTCCTCGCTGGACGGTGTTGCCTGCGGAGATGGCAGCGGCAACGATCTCCGACGGCCATGTCGCCGGCTTGTTGGCGCCGAAGAACACGGCAGCGTCGAGGGCGCGCCCGATGGCTTGGCGGCACAGCGGAATGACCGAGCCCCATGCGTCGAAGTCGGTGTCCTCCAACACGGCGTCGGGGATGGGGACGATGCAAGCCAGTTCTTCGGCGTTGAGGTACTTGTTGGCCCAGTTCGCCTCAGTGGTCTGCTTCAGGCCGGTGTCACCGCTAACGAAATAGGCGGTGGGCAGGGCGCTGAGGACGGGCATCCGGGTCTGCTTGCGGCTCATCGGGATCTGCCGAAACAGCGTCATGGCTGCGGAGTCGCTCTGAAGGTCGTTGAGGATGGCGTTCGATACCTCTTCGGGCATGAGCGCCTGGGCGTCGGTGCGTGAAACGATGTTGTCGTAAGCCATTTGTGGCTCCTTTTCGGGTCAGGTTGGAATTGCGCTGGTCCGAATGGAGCCAGCAGGGATTACAGGGAGATGCGGTCGCGCTCGCCTCTTAGCCAGGCGTTCATGTCGGGTGGGGACTTGGAGCCCCCGCGCGCGCCGCCGTCGGCGCTACCGGTTGAACGTGGGGCATCAGATGCGAGATAGGGCTTTTCCTTGACGAGGCGGTCGATGGCCTTCGAGATGGCCTTGGAATCGACCTCTCCGTCCTCGGATACCTCGAACTCGCTGAGGTCGAGGAAGTGGACGGCGTCGGCGGCGTCGGCGAGCTTCGTGGCTGCGAGGGCTTTGACCTCTGCCTTGAGAACTCGGGCATTCGCTACTGAGAGAGCCTCGGCGCTGCCTTCGGCCTTCGCCTTGGCGATGGCCTTCTCCGCCTCAGATTGACCCTCGTTGCGGAGCTTCTCGAGTTCGGCCTGTGCCGTCTTCGCCGCCTTCTCGGCGACACGTCGGGCATTGCGCTCCTCGGAGATGGCCTTTCGGCCGGCGTCCCCGAGCTGGACGGTCGTTTCGTCAGTGGTTGTTGATTCGTCGGTGCTCGTTTCGTCGTCAGGCATCGCGCCTGGCTCCTTTCGTTGGCGGGCATGAGCGCCCGATGGAACTTCCGAATCGCTCGGAAGGGGGTCGGGCTGGTCAGGCCCTGACAGTGATCGATTCTGTGGGTAGCGGCGGTGTACCGGGGGGTGCTTCGCCTGAGGTAACGGCGACGACTCGCATCGCCTTCATGCGCTCGATCTCAGTCGGGCTGAACCCAGCCTTCTCCCAGAGAATCTCGTCGGGAACGTTGAGCGCCTTCAGCTTGATAATGGCGTCGGTGTGCTGATTCTCCGAGCGGGATTCAGGGTCACGCCAGATGACCTCGGAGTCGGTGACGTTGGCGCGCCGGTTGTCGCCGATTACCCGGAAGGACAACCGGAGCACTTCCTCCCACGTCTCTCCGAAGTGGCGCATCTTGCGGCGGGTCTTGGCGACGAGGCCGGTCTCTGCGGACTTGATCGACTCACCTGAGGGGAATTGACCTGAGAGATAGAAGTAGTGGGGCGGTGTTCTCGTCTGGGAAGCGACGTGTTGGACGAGCAGTTCGATGCCTTTGACGAAGTTGGTCAGGTCGGTGGCACCAAACTCCCCGAACTTCACATCGGTCTTCTTCGCCGTCCAGAGCCGGTCGAGCATCGTCTTGAATATTTCCTGGGGCTGGCCGGTGATCGGGTCTTTGGGCACCTCGAGCCCGACTGCCCAGCGTTGCGGGGCGGCGCCGAACTCCGAAGCCACAATCATGTCCATGACCAGCTTGTTGATGGCGTTCTGGACAGGGATGACTTTGGCGATCTCCGACACACCAGGCTGAAGAAGCCGCGGGCGGTTGTAGAGGGGGACGACAGGCACGACGCCGAGAGGGTTTGGGAGTGGCCAGAGCTCACTGCGGACCTCGCGGGGCTGCCAGTTGGTCGGCGAGACAGTCGAGATGCGGTTGGAGGTGACCTTGCTTCGCGAGCGGAACTTGTAGAGACCGTCGGGCAGGTAGAGGGTGGCGAAGATGTAGCCCGAGTCGTCTAGCCACCGCTTCATGGCGGCGGTGCGAACCCGTCGATTACCGGCGGCGGTGGCGCACACCATCTCCGTGGGGTGCTCAACGGTGATCGAGGGATTTCCGGGCTCACCGTCCCATACCAGGATGTAGGCCCTACCGTTGATAAGCGCTTCAGTGTGGGCAAGCTGGCTTTCGGCGTCGAGCTGGTTGGCCTGCCAGATTTTCCAGGCGCGCTTGTCTCCCTCAGGGTTGGTACCGAGCCGGAAACCCTCGACATTGAGCCGTTCTTCAACAGCGTCGACGACGAGGTCACACCAGTTGTCGGCGAACTCTCTGAACGCGATTCCAAAGGCGTCTCGAAACTTCGGGGTAGCAAAGGCGAGCGGGTGGCGCCCCTCGTAGTAGTCGTCATAGATACTCAGCGACCGTTGCGAGCGGTTGAGTTGCTTCTCGAGCTTCTTCAGCCACTCAAGTGGCGAGGTCGGCGCTGCGCCGACAGGTATTTCCTCGTCGGGCACATGGCCTCCTAGAAGCTGACCAGCTCGGCCGGCTCTTCTTGCGTCGCAGCCAGACCGACGGTCAAGGCGTCAGCCAACGCCGCTATGCCGTCGACTCGTTTACCGGATGCGCCACGTTCGGGCTTGACCAGCTTGATGTTGTCGGCGTCGTCTCGCTTGACCTCAGCCGAATCGGCGTTCCAGCGGGCGACCGGGTGGCCGCCGTGATGGATCGACTTCGCCTTGACGAGGCGCATGAGCTCCTTGAGCGCCGGCGACAGGGCGTAGCCCTGGTTCACCGGCGTGACGTCAACGTCGTTGCGCTGCAACCACTGGACGACCGAAGCCGCTCCCCACTTGTCGTAGCCCACGCCTTGGCAGGAGAACCGGCTCAGGTCGGCGTCCATCTGGGACTGGATGGCCTCGAAGTCGATCCAGTCGCCTTCGGTGGCGGTGAGCAGCCCTTGGCGGGCCCACACTGATGCCTGGCCGCCGGTGTGGTCGTCCAGTGTCTTGAGTTGAGCCTCGGGCGTCCAGAACCGCCAGAGGACTTCGGAGGTGTTCGGGAAGTAGAGCACCCACGCAGCCAGGTCCGTCGTCGATGCGAGGTCGAGGCCGCCGTAGAACGGCTCGCCCCCCAGGGTGTCGGGGTCGACCAGCCCCGCCGTCGCGTCCCACAGGTGCAGCGGCATCCAGCGGGTTACCTGCTGGACCCTCTGGTTGAGGCGGAACTGGCGGAAGGCGTTTTCCTTGGTCGGGTCCGCCTTGGCCTCCATCGCCTCCTCTCGAAGCGATGTCAGGGACAGGAACTGCCCGAGTGCGGGGTTGGCGTGGTACCAGTTCGCCTCGTCCCACGGGTCGGCTTCCATCGGGGTCTTGCGCACGTAGGCGAAGATGTGGGGCATGGAGGCCGGGTCGGACTGGACCCGCTCGGCTTCGTCGATCTGATGGGCACCGAAGCTCGTCGGGTCGTTCGTCTCGGTGGAGATCAGCAGCAGCAGCGGTTGGTCCCGAGTCCCCTGTGCGGTGCGTTGGGAGTTGTAGAACCCGTCATCGCGCTGGGAGAGGACCTCGTCGATGATCGAGCAGTGCGGGTTGGAGCCCAGCTCGCCGAGGGAGTCGGCCGGGACGATCTCGTAATAGCTGCCGGTAGACAGGTCGAAGATGCGCTTCTCGTTCTTGTTGACCCCGAGGCGCTTCGAGAGATCCGGCGACAGCGTGCGCATCCGCTCCGCCGGCTCCCACACCTTCTTAGCCTGCTTGGTGTCGCGGGCGGCGCCGTAGACCTCGGCGGCCTCTTCGTCGTCGCCGACCAGCATGTAGAGGGCGATGCCGGCGGCTATCTCGCTCTTGCCATTTTTTCGTGCCAGGATGATGTAGGCGATCCGGTACCGGCGGACGTAGGAGCGGGTCTCCGTCGACCACACGACCTCGCCGAACAGCGGCCGGATGATCTCGTGCTCCTGCCAGTCCTCGAGCAGGAATGACTTTCTGGCCCATCGCCCTTTGGTGTGGACCAACAGCTCGGCGAAGAAGGCGACGACACGGTTGGCTCGTGGCTCGCAGTAGTGAGCACCGCGGCGCTTGCAGGTCTGGGAGTCGAACGTGTAGCCGCAGACGCTGCCCGCTCGGCTGCGGGGCCGCCAGCGCTTCTCAGCTCGTAAGCAATCTGCCTTTCGGGCTGTGGTCTTTGGCATCGCCCACCTTCAGTTGCGAGCGGTCCGAGGGTGTCAGCCCGAAGCGAGCGCCGAGGCGCCCCATTGAGTCGGTGCACGACTTCTCGACCAGGGTCCAGGGGTTGCGTCGCAGCTTGTGGCCGACGACGTTGCCCTCCTTGTCACAGACGGGCTCGGAGATCACGGCGCCTTCCTTGTCCCACTCCGCTGACGCCCGCCGGCGCTTGGCTGCCAGGTCGCACCACTGGCCGAAGGCTTCGCAGTCCCAGGGCTTCAGCACGCCCTGGCGTTCGAGGTCGGGGGCGTACTGGCGCCAGATCTTGAGCCCTTCACCCGTCAGCCACTTCGGTGCAGCGACCACATCGGCGGCGGGTTGGGGCTCGGCGTCGTTGATGCGGCAGGGCTGGGTGCCTTTCACGAGCTTCAGCGACGTCGGAGCAGGGACGGGGCCACGTTTTCCCATCTTCACCTCCGAAATCCGAAAATCTGCACGCACGCAAGCGACGCCAAGCCGGTACCGACACCTCGGCCCGGCAGGTGGTCCTACCCCACCCCCCTGACTCTACGAGGAGCACCGAACCCACCGTCGAAGCGGTTCGTGCGCCGGTTGTGGCACGCATGGCACACCGCTTCGAGGTTGGCGTGGTCGTGACCTCGTGGCCCGAGCGGGCCCAGTCCGTCGAGGTGGTCAGCGGTGTTGGCCTTGGCTCCGCAATCCATGCACGTGGGATGCGTTGCCAAGAACTCGGCTCTGGTCTTGCGCCATCGTGTGCCGTAGCCACGCTCGACAGCGTCGGGACGGGGTGGCCTGCGAGGACGGTACGGCACCCGTCACCCGCCCGGCAGGTGCCCGGCAGCAAACGCTGCCAGACCACCGAACAACAACACGCTGACCAACGTCGGATCTACCGTGTCGTCGACGGCCACGAGCACCGCGGCCACCACGAACACGACCACCGAGCAGAGGACCAACCAGGAGTTGCGGGTCATGGGTCGGTCTCCTTCCGAGGGTTGTCGCTCATGCGAGCTTCAGCTCCCAGACGTACGCCTCATCCTGCTCCCAATCGAACTCTTCGCCGAGGCTCATACCGGGGAACGAGTGGACGTGCCGTACGTTCAACGCTCCAACGGGGGAGACACCTTCACGTCCTGCTACCACTAGGACGCAGCGCAGCAGGTAGCCGACCATCATGGGCTCGTCGTCGAACATCTCTCGGACATGCGAGCGGGTGATAATACCGCCGAGAGTCATGGCCTAGAACCTACCGCTGGGCCTGGTGCCGTGGCTTGGCTCATCGCTCACACCCCACCCCGCACACGACAAGCCACTCTAGCTGGGCGAATATAACGGGGGTTCGCGACAGAGTCAAGCACTGGCATGAACGGCCTTGCCCTCGGCGTGATCAGCGAGGTCCGACACGGTCGGCTTGCGCCCCGTGCGGCGGTGGAACCGATAGCACCAGTAGCACACCCGGATCTCCTCGCTGAAGGTGTCGTTGCCCTTGCCACGCTTGCGTGGGCGCACCGTGACGACGTTGACCGAGCAGTACGAACTGCACCAGTGGCGGGGGTCGAGCGGCGCCCCGTTGGCCCGGTGATCGGGCAGCGCCGAGCACAGCTCGCAGCCGGGGTCGTCGAGGCGAGGCGGGGCCGCTCGGATGTCACGCCCGCGCTTCCAACGGCCGTGCAGCACCAGGACGGCCCGGTAGGTCCGCGCCATCTCGGAGCGGAACTCCGACAGCTCGGCGCGCCCTGGGTCTGCCTTGCCGACGGCTGCGAACGTCGGGTCTGCGACGTTGCCCTTCGAGCCGGCGCCCGCGCCACCGGAGCCCAGCGACCCGGTCATCTCGTCGACGCGGTCGAGGTAGCCGGCCAGGCCCCAGCGGATCTCGTTCAACAGCTCGCAGGACTGCGCCAGCATCTCCCGGTAGTCGTCCTGGGCGCGGGTCTTGGTCACGGGTTGGCCTCTCTCGAGCGGCGGATGTCGGCACGGATCTCGTCGAGCCGGGCCTTGGCCTCGGTGAGCGTCAGCGGCGGGCGCAGCCCGAAGTTGCGGTCCGACAGCGACTCTGTGAACTCGGGGTCTGGTTCGCAGAACAGGCTCATGAAGCCACCCACTTTTCGTGGTAACCGGGGGTGGGTTCGACTGGTTTCGTGGGCAGTTTCGGTC